AACGGTAAAAAGAAAATTGGACGCATTCAAAAGAAACGAATTGACGTTTGAGGATAAATTAAGTAAAATCAAAAAGTTAAAAAAATCAAAGTAATATGAGCTTCGTAATAGCATCACTAACGGACTATGTAGATCAGTCCTCAACAGACTTACTACTCCCGGCAGTAAGTCAAGGCAAGACGGCAAGTCTTGTAACTATCCAAGCCGGGGTAAAGAGTTCAGCTGCATTGCAGTTGTTTGACAGTACTGTTGTCTTTCAAGATGATGCCTGTTCATTTGACGCAGATGGCGCAACCACATTCACACAACGTAATATCGTTGTGCAGGGTGTTCGAGTTCAAGAAGCTCTATGTCCAAAAGACTTAGAAGCAAAGTGGACACAGTTGCTATTGAGCGCAGGTTCGGACTATGATGAATCTGATCTCCCGGCTGCATACATGGACATCAAAATGCAGAGATTACAGGATGCTCTTGAACAAGCAGATTGGCAAGGCGAAGATGGAGGAGCAGGAGGCGCAAACCTTGACAAGTATGATGGCTTTTTGCATATCATCGACACGGCTGCTGCATCTGTTGATGGAAACGTTGACGCAGTAACAGCAGGTACAGGTATCACATCAGCAAATGCTCTGAACATTGTTCAAGGTATTTACTCAGTAGTGCCAGAGGCGGTATTGAATGCAGATGATCTTGTTTGCTTTATGGGTTGGGATGCTTATCGCAATCTGATAATCAACATTACAGACACTAATTTCTTCCATTACGCAACAGATGATGCTGCGAGGAGTGGAGAGTTATTGCTTCCGGGAAGTAACCTGCGCATCGTAGCAGTGGCAGGATTGACAGGAACTAACCGAATCATAACGGGTAGAACATCTAACTTTTACATCGGAATGGATGCAATGGGAGATGATGAGATGAAAATGTGGTATTCTAACGATGATCAGAATGTGAAGTCAAGCATCAACTTTAAACGTGGCTGCCAAGTGGCATATCCTGCGGAGATCGTAGAGTTCACTTTAGTCTAATAAACTGAATTAATTAACTGCAACGGCAGGGTGTAATGCTCTGCCAATGCTTAAAACAATATAAGATATGCCTTGTGCTTTAACATCTGGTGTAACCCGTTACAATTGCGAAGCTCCTGCCGGGGGCATTGAAGAAGTTTATCTCTTGGCATTTGAGGAGTTGACATCAATAACGGTTGCTGCCTGTGAGGTATCAGCAATAACAACAAGCGGTGCGCCATCAACGTGGTATCGCTATGAACTAAATGAGGAGATAGGATTGTTGGAAGCAACAGAAACCAAATCAGTTCAGAATAACTCACTATTTTATGATGCAAATCTTTCATTTACTGTTACAAAAATGGAAGCATCAAAATGTAATGAGTTGAACCTTTTAGCCATTCAAAGAATCGTGGCAATCATCAAAACAGTTGAGGGTAAATACTTTCTATTAGGAGATGAGAGAGGCGCACACAAAGCCGGGGGAACAAACAACAGTTCAACGGGTACTGCCTTTGGTGATCTCAATGGATATTCCATAAACCTAATGGCAAAGCAGACACATGACGTATATGAAGTTGATGCAGCAGTCATTGCAGGTTTAACTATTTCTGTGTAAACAATTCGTTCATACAAATTGGGGGAGGGGAGTTGCTTGGTTGCATCTCCCTTTTTTATTTTGACACATTTACCAAAATTTATATTATAAGATATGAAAGTCAAAAAGTCATTAATAGGCAGCTACATTTATCATAAGGGCATGAAGTTCTTAATTGAGGATTCTGCCAAGTTTAAGAAGATAGCAAAGGCATACGGATTAGATGTCTTTGAAGCAGCCAAAAAGAAAAAAGCGGATAAGGTAGACGATGCTAGTACTGACTAAAGATAGCGCAAACACTATCCGGGTATCACTTGCAGAGCTATCAACATTAGCAACTCCTGTGTACCTTATTGAATTCATTAGTGATATGAGTTTGATTAGTACAACTTGTATTGCTCCAGATACAAGCTCCTATCCTGCTAGATTCAATCAGTTTACTATCACAGAGCAAGTTGCTCCCGATGGTTTATTGGCTCAGATATTACTTGCGCCTGTTGGATTCTTTACATACAATATTTACGAGCAGATAAGCGCAACCAACCTCTCTCCAGATGATCCGGGAGTTATCCTATTGGAAACAGGTAAAGCAAGGGTGTTGATTGATGGAGATAGGGAAGCAACTGCGTTTACTTATTATCAGAATCCTACACCTGCATGGGCAGCGTGGGATGTGTTTGAGAGTGAAGGCATTGTACCAGCTCCTCCATCAACGGATGCAACCTATAAGAATAGTGATGATAGCTTTGTGCAATCAATTGCTCCGGGTGTTACTTATATTGCTCCCGATATTTCATTTACAGATTCCGATGGCACTATTATCCCGACTCCTGCTAATACAGATATCGTTGCAACTCCTTGTGTTGCAGGAACTATCTACAACAGACCAACTCCACCATACGGTCAAACGACAAGCAATTTCACATACGATGAAGGATAGCATTATCAAGCAGGTACATATACAACGGGATTTGCACAAAGCTCCGGGTTAGTTCAGCAATTGGATGAAACGGATTTAAACAGAGAAACATTAGTTTATGATAATATTTGGAGCAATAAGCAACGATTTACAGACTCACAAGGCGGTCAAGATTATCTCTTGGCAACCAATAGCGCAACGGATTTGCGTAATGGCACACAAGACCATCTAACGGGCTTAGAGTGGGTAAATCGGAATGCGTTCTATTTAGGTTTTACCAACTCAACTTGGCTGAACAATTTAACCAACGTAAACGGCGCAACATTGTTAACTAAGTCCGATTGGCGAGTGCCATCAATGGCAGAGCTTATGAGCATAACAAACCAAGTTAATGTGCCCTTTGATAATGGTACATTTTTAAGAATTGCCGGGAGCGTTTCATCATGTTCAATTCGGCGTGATGTAGCGAGTCAACGTTATGTGTATGCGTCTAATCAAACGATTACGGTTACGGGAACGGGAGGAGCAGTGACAGTTGTGGCGTTATTTGTTAGAACAATGTAATTATGGATATATACTACAAAAAAAATACAGGCATAAAGAATCCACAAGGCAGCAAATTGGATTACTTTGTTGTTGCCACTTTAGGTACAAGTTATCAAATGTCGCAAAGCATTGCAGAGGTACTGTTCTACGAGATTTTAAAAGATGCACAGGATGGTATACCTGCACCTGCACAAAGGATATGCCATTGGAATCCGTCAAGTGATTCAACAACACAGATGAGGGTTGAACTTTTTGCATTGGCAGAGGTCAGCACAACAGCAGGTGAAGTGATAACATTAAATAACCCAACTCCGCAATAATGGATAAATTAAAGAATAAATATAACGTCATTGCTCTTGACTTTTCAATGAGTAAACCTCCACAGATCAAGGAGGAGAGGAACAAAGAATATGTTTGTTTTGGTACGGATCGGGAATACAGGAATAATTATCCGCAATACTTATTAGACCTATACAATAGAAGCTCTAAACACAGAGCATTAGTTGATGGTAAAGTTGAATTTTTAACGGGCAGAGGTTGGAAAGTAGATGCTCATGCTAACGTAACTAATCAAGCGATAGCACAGGCAAAGACATTTATAGCGCATCCCAACCCGGATGAAACATTGAATCGGTTAAACTACTTGACCAACTTTGACGATGTACTTTATGGCGGTTATTACCTTGAGATCATCTGGAGCAAGGATAAGGAAAGCATTGCAGAGGTTAACTATTTAGATTTCCGATACATCAGAACCAACGAAGATAAAACGATGTTTTATTTTACCTCTGATTGGACAAGCAGAAAGCCAGAGAATAATGAGGATTGGGAAGTTATACCTCCATTTAACGTAAACGAAAGGGGAGGAAAGCAAGTATTAGCGGTTGATTGTTCCAACTCTAAAGAGGTCTATCCGCTTCCAAGTTATCTGCCTGCCGTTCCAATGATTGAGGCAGACTATGAACTTGCAAATTTTGATTTGGCTAATATCAAGAATCAATTTGTGCCGAGCTTTATGATCTCATTTAACAACGGCATCCCAACCGATGAGGAGGCAGATCAGTTAGAGAGGCAAATTGAGGAGAAGTTTAGTGGCACAGACAACGCAGGGCGGTTCATTCTAAACTTTAGTGATGACAAGAACAGGAGCGCAGAGATAACACCTATAACTCCAAGCAATCTGGACAAGCAATATACTATTCTGGAGCAACGCATTGACTCAACTTTAACCATTGGGCATAGGGTTATCAATCCCATTCTTTTTGGTTGGGCATCAGAGGGCACAGGATTCTCGAATAATGCAGACGAGATGAGGGTTGCGATGGATAGTTACCAGAACAGATATGCAACTCCGAAACAAGAAGATAAGGAGCAACTATTCAACTCAATTCTGTTAGTGAATGGTGTTCCGGGAATCCTTGAGATAAAACCATTAGAGCCTGTAATTGCTCAGATATCATTGCAAGAGGTATTGCCACATTTAACACAGGATGAGATCAGAGAGATGGCAGGGTATGAGCCATTAGGCAATACAGATAGCCAATTTAAGACTCAAAGTGATAAGGATATTGAATCAATCATATTAGACCATTTCAGTAATTGCGGAATGGATGAGGATGAGTTTGAGATAGTATCATTCAGAGAGTTGGAATGCGAGTCAATTGAGGAGTTTTTAATTGAGGATGATAAGGCGCAGCAAGGGTTGATAAAGTTTGCAGCCATTCCCGGCTTAACAGATACGGATTTGGCAGTAATGCAGCAGTTGGAGAATAACCCGAATGCATCTATTAAAGACATTGCAAGAGCTTTGAGAATATCAGAGGATGAAGTTGTAAAAGCATTATCAAGGTTGCAGGTTGCCGGGGCAATTGCCGTTGCAGAGCAAGATGGAATAATCAGAAGAGAGGTAACACAGGATGGACTTGATACGATCATTGAGGAGGCAGTTGAGCCGCAATTAACGGTGGTTTATAAGTACGCTTTGAGAAGCGATGCACCTGCTTTAAAAACAAGGTCAAGGAATTTCTGTATACAGATGATGTTGCAGAGGAAATTATACACCAGAGAGCAGATACAGAATTTGACAAATATCAATGCAAACGGTATGGGATTAGACGTATTCAGATATCGGGGAGGGTGGTATCATAATCCGAACACAGACAGGAACACCAAATGGTGCAGGCACATATGGCAACAGGCGATAATTAGACGTAAACCACAACAATAATGGCAACAGTATTATTCATTACAGCTGACTACTACAAGTCGAACACGGTTACAAGCGACCAAATAGGGGATAAGGTATTGGCAGCAACTATTGCAGATGCTCAAGCAATGTACATAGAGCCATTACTTGGAACTAGGCTATACGAGGCATTAAAGACTAAGATAATCGGAGGAACATTGGCAGGTGATTACTTGACATTGATGAATGATTATGTTGTTATTACTTTGTTGAAGTGGACAGAGCATGATCTATTCTACATGAACAATTACAAGAATAGGAACAAAGGAGTATCAACTAAAAACTCCGAGAATGCAACAACCGTATCATGCAATGAGCTAAACTGTTTGCTGGAGAAAGGCGAGAGAAAAGCAAATTTTTGCGGTATTAAGTTGGTTGATTACTTGGTGTGCAATTCTGCTCTCTTCCCGGAATACTGCACTAATGATGAGGGCGGTGAGATATCTCCTGTAAGTTCAGCAGCCAAGTCCGGGATGTATTTGGGTAATGCTAGGAAATTTTATACAAAGAAAGATGCGGACTATTGGGAGAACAAACGAAGATAAGCCAAAGCCCAAGAAGTGGAAATGGGGCAAGGCAGAAAAGGAGTTGATTAAATACTTTAAGCAAAGGTATGGCACTAAAGACTAATCACATCACTTACCTCCAGATGATTAACATCTTTGAGGTATTTGCCAATGAGCATTACGAAATCAATCATTTCGGAAATGGAGATTTCTGGGAGGTTGTAGAAAATATCAAGCTTGGGGATGGTTCATTTGATTATACAAACTATCCTTTGTTGTGGGTTGTAGATGCCGGGGCAACATTCACAGATGGCGAATTGGATTACTCCTTTCAAGTAATTGTATGTGATATTCAATTTGACAAGGATGGAGAAGCTGCCTATGAAAACCAAATCAAGAGTAATATGCTCCTCGTTTACCAAGACCTATTGGCATACATTAAAATAAATCCTGTATTCAAGGGCAGCTCTGTCAGAATCTTTGAGGGTGGCACATCCAACGGGCAATCTTTTACTGAAAGGTTCAGTGATAATCTTGTCGGATGGGTGTTTGACTTGACAATCCGACAAGCAATAAATCTAAATATCTGTGAAATACCAAAATCATAATGGAGGCGAAGATTGACAAAATATTGGAGAATCAAAGCAAGATGAATACATCACTTGCAGTCATTGAGGAGAAGATCAAATCAAAGGACAAGCGATTGACTAAGGTTGAAGGGGAGATTGATAAGGTTGAAGGGGAGATTGATGGGTTAAATAAGTTTAAATGGGGAGTGATAGGAACGGCAGCCGTCAGCATAACATCACTTGTTAAAAGTATGTTTGGATGAGGTACAAGATAACAGAAAATTTCAATTTGGATGAGTTTATCCATCCCGATTATATGAGGAAATTTGGTAAGAATGCTCTGTGGTTTATTGACCATCGGATTGTAACTATTGCCCAAGAACTGCGGACAGATTTAGGTGTTCCCATTACAATCAACAATTATGAAACAGGAGGGCAATACAAGTCATCCGGGTTAAGGGTGCAAAGCGCAAAGATAGGCGCAAAGTATAGCCAACATAAATATGGCAGAGCCATTGACTGTAAGTTTAAAGGTATAACTATTCAAGAGGCATTTGATTTTTTGATGCATAATCAAGGCAAGTATTTTAATCTGGGGTTAACGACCATTGAGAACATTGAACACACACCAACATGGCTGCATCTTGATTGTAGGTTAACAGGGTTAACAGAATATAAAATCGTGAATCCATGAGCAAAAAAGACAGACAAGCAAAGAGAGAAGAAAGGAAAGCCAACAGAAAGCCGTTCAAAGATACTGCCGTTGGTATATTCTTGAAAGAGAAAGCTCCAGATATATTAGGCGGTGCGGTTTCAACCGTTGGAGATATATTCTCAATTGGAGGATTGGACAAGATAGGACAAGCAATAGCAGGTAGTAATGATCTAAGTCCAGAGGATAAAGTTGAGGCGCAGAGGTTATTGGAGTTGGAAATTGAGGAGCAAAAGGAATTAACCAAAAGATGGGAGAGTGATAACAAGCAGGAGTTGATGTTGCCTAAACTTATCAGACCATCCATCTTGGCTTATACTTGGATATTGCTATCGGTGTTGGTTGTGATGGATGCCTGTGGTATATCAATTGATTCGGTGTATATCCGGGTGTTTGAGATATTAGCGTTAGCAGTTAACTCCGCATATTTCGGTGCGAGAACCATCGAAAAATACCATAGGAGTAAATATAAATGAATAACCGAAAAAGGTTATTTTATGACATCGAGACATCATTCAATATTATCGCGGATTTCTCCTGCGGATATAATAAGGTAATAAGACCTAATCAAATCATCAAGGAACGGCAGATCATTTGTATCTCCTATAAATGGGAGGATGAATATGAGGTGCATTCCCTTAGTTGGGGCAAGAAGCAATGTGATAAGAAACTGCTCCAGAAGTTCATCAAGATAATGAACCAAGCAGATGAGCTGATTGGACACAATGCAGATAGGTTTGACTTGAAGTGGATAAAGACAAGATGCCTGTTTCACGATATCCCAACAGAGGCATCTTACAGAACCGTTGATACTTTAAAAATGGCGAGGTCTGTACTTTATATGAATAGCAATAAATTAGACTATTTAGCCGGGTACTTTGA